CAGAACTGCTATAATAGAAGACCTCAATCAAATAAAAAATCAAAGTATAAAGGAGTAACATTTTATTATAATAAATGGACTGCTACTATAACAAAGGATTATAAAAAGATTCATGGTTCCAACTCTTTTGGCTCCCATGAAATTAGCTTGGATGATGTTGTTAAGTTCTTCGGCTTTGGTAATTGGTTTGTCAGTGCTTCCGGCTTCTGGATTGGATGCTGGGTCATCTGGGTTACCAATAATATTCATCATGAACGGCTGTAAAAAACCGTTATTTATATTGTCCTCATGGTAATCTGATACACCGGCTTCGATCTTCAGCCATTTAAAAGCTGAATAAGCTTCCGGCATTGGGTAGAATCTACTTAAAGCCGTGGTGGTTCCAAAGAAAAATACCTGGCCTTTGAACTTGTCTCCCTGTTCAAGGATCTGGTCCTTAACTACGTTCGTGTTAAAAACATCATAGCTGGTGGTTTGCTTGGAATCGTTATGTCTGTACTCGGATGTCCCGAAAAAAGGATTGTATAGTATCTTAGAAATTACCCCCTTACTGTCAGGCTTACCTAACCGGCAATTTTCGAACGGTAATGTTTCCCATTGGGTGATTTGTCCTAGTGCATTAAACCTGAATAGCCAATAAAATCCCTCAAATTCTGCGAACTCACGGCATGTAGTTTGGTGTATCTGGAAAAAAGTTTCGTTTTTTGAATTTACTACCTTCTTTCCAAGTTCTTTATCGGAAAACTCAGCCCCTTCTAAGAAATCCCCTATTGTTGAAACGCATGAACTACCTGAAGATGATTCAGAGATAGCTTGATGCCATTTTAAAGGCCAATTATCGTGTTGATCAAAATAAGGAAGGTACTTTTCAAAGTTAAGTTGCTGGCTGGTTGCCGGTTGACGAACTAGGTTGAAGATTCTCAGGGCCAGATTCATAGAATTCGGGTAAACCGTATTTTACTGGCACACGGACCAGAGGCTTACCGGGATAAAGTTCACAAATATCACCCTCTTTAAGACGCAAAAAAGATTGCGCAATGTTGGTTCTTTCAATATTAGCTTTAGCGGTTGAGTTTCTGATCTTCCGGTTAATGTCAGACCGAACCCAGCTGTAATGATCCATGACAATATCCGACCATTCAACCCCTGAATTTATATTCAAACTACGAGTCGGGTCTATTCTTATTGCTTTGCCTTCCCATGCGAAAGGATAGCTCCTGTTGAACTCATGTTTTAAGGTTGGTGTAATCTTATGGATGAAAGGAACGCGTGTTGTATCAAGTCCTATTGTTAATGACGGGCTTTTAACGTATACACGTGAAGCGCAAACAAGTCCGGCTAAATCTGGGTTATCAATGAAGCGTTGTTTCTCTTTTAGGAATTGTTCAGGATCATAGAACTCGTCAGCGTCCATCATTATGAAATGGGTATAGCCTTTTTCCTTTGCGATACCTAATCCATAGTTTCTCTTTTCTGTTTCGGAATGCATCGGATGGTTAAACGCTGGTTCGCGTTCATAAAGATAATCCCGACCCCAAAAAGGAACCTCGCAAAACTCCCCGTAATTACTTTTTTCTGATGCTATTATAATTACACCGTCAACAACCGGACGGATGTTTTCAACCGAATGATATAACCAGTCCCAATCTGCCCAAATATTGTATATGGCACAAAGTTTCATATTTTAATCAACAGTAAAGCCTCCCTTTAAAACCAACGGCCATTTGCCTTTAGGACATTCTTCTTCTTCAATTTCTGACTTAGCATGTAGTTCGCACCCACACTCCCCGCAGAAATACCACTTCCTGAAAGGACACTCTAAGCAAATTAATAATCTATCCTTTGCCATCTGTGAACGCTTGGCAAACAAGAACCGAAACCATCCTTTAATAATGTTAATCATATAGGATTTTGGTAAGCAAATTCACCATGATACTCAATAGCCATCTCATTATATTTTTTAGCTGCATCTATTTCATTTTCAAAACTTCCACCATGAATCTTTTTATAATCCTTTGTTATAGTAGCAGTCCATTTATTATAATAAAATGTTACTCCTTTATACTTTGATTTTTTATTTGATTGAGGTCTTCTATTATAGCAGTTCTGTTTATTTGTTGCCAATCTAAGATTTGATTTTTGATTATTTAAAGTATCTCTATCCTTATGATCAATTACATATTTTTTTGAATCATAAGGCATCATTATAAGTTGATGTAACTTTACTTTTAAAAGCCTATTATCAACATATACACTTCTTGCGCTTAGATATAAGTTACCCTTATCCTTGGATATATTCCAATTATACTTTGAAAAAAGATCATAATCAGAATCATCAACCTTTGATTTTACAACTCCAAATTTTTTAGAATAAACTATTATCTCTTTCATAATCCTTGTAACCAAAATACGCTTTCTGATTCCGGAGCCGAGTAACCAGGCCCAATGTAGCTCATGTGTTGTCCTCCCCTTTGATATTTCATCCCAAGCCTTTGTGCTATTATTGATGCACATGTCATATCATGGCGATGGTTAGAATAATCACCCTTGAAACATCCTGATAATGCAGATAGTTTCCACTGATTAAAAAACTCCATTGCTAAAGGTGAATTTTTATTAAGTCCAGTAAGGCCAGCAGAAAACATAAACATACCTCCTGGGACTTTTGCTTCTTCTTGAGTCAAATTAAAGTAATCGCGTGTAAATGCATTTGTCCATGATCCAACCCAATGCCCAGCCTCGCTCATAAAATAACCATCTTCTTTAATTAGGTTTTCGATTATTGAAATATCCCCTACTCTCCACATAGAAGCATCACACCAAAGTACAATATCGTCTAATTCAAATGCTTTTTCAATAGCATGAATTTTAAACTGGTAAGGACTTTCTGAATGGGTTGGACTGCCTATTTCTTTATAGTTAGAAAACATTAATTTCTTTCCTTGAATAGAATTTGCAAGTCTTTTTTGTCCTTGTAAATATTGATTTGTTGCAAAGTTTACTACTATCATCTGGCGTAAATTAAATTTTCAGGTGAAGTATAAATAACTTTAAAATCATTAAGCATTGAATCTAGTTTCGACTTCTTTGCCAAGTCTCCGTTTGTCTCAACACAAATCAACTTAGTATCGGTTAAATCAATCTGCTCTAAAACTTCCAATTCAAGCCCTTCAATATCCAGTGAAATAAAATCAAACTTCTTAAACTTCCAACGGTTCATTGCTGTTTTCCATCGGTAGCAATCAACTGTTATTTGTTCATACTTAACTGTGCGTTTGAATCTGTCAGTTTCTTTTTCAATGAGTGTAGATACTAACCCAACGTCACCGGTATGAACTAGTTCGCCAGACTCAAACAGTGTTACTTTTCCGTTTGTGGTTCCAATGGCGTAGTTATAAAGGTAGAAACATCCTTTAGTATCTTCATATTCCTGTTTCAACTTTGCGAAAGCTCTCGGTGAAGGTTCTATTAAAACTCCACACCATCCTAATTTAGATAAGGCATAAGTGTTGGAAAATGTTTTTCCGTCATTAGCACCTATATCTATAAATGTTCCAATGAATTTTTCATCCTCTTTTAGTCCGTTAATTGCTGAAATAAATGGAGATCTGAAATAATCTAGGATTATTTGTTCTTCGTTATTTTGTGAGTTCATATAAATTCTCTTAAATTACTTAATGGTGTTGTATGCAATGTAATCCTGTCAGCTTCGCTTGTTTTACTTGAGTGGTTATATTGATGAATTACAGATTGTGTTTTTTCTTCTGTAGTGCAATGTTCTAAAACCTTAGCCATCCAATTGAAGTCCTCACCATAGTTTGAATCTTCAAAGTTGTGAATCTTAGCATAGATGGACCGTACCGGGCAAATGTGCCACGGCTTGCGCCTTACTATAAATCTAGGTGTGGCATCATCATTCTGAAAATATAAACTCATGTCTACAATAGACCAATAAGTATCAAACTTTGAAATATTTCTGAAGGTACATACATCCGCGTTGAACTGGCAAAGCCTTACTAAAGTTTCCACATAGTTAGGTGCAATACTTTCATCATCATCCAAGAAACATAAATATTTACCTTCAGCACGTTTTACTAACGATTCTCTTTTCTTTCCAATAGATAAACCACCGTCTAGAAACTTTTTGGTTTCGTCTATCAACACTTCAATCTTCCCAAGTGTCGGGTGTACTTTGTCCATGTAAGTTATTTGACGATGTACTTCGTTGTATAACTTTACGCACATTTCTGAACGTTCTGGTATTGTTGGAATTAGAATTGATAGTATTATCATTTGTAAAAGTAGGCTATGTTCGAAATGTATTTCAGTTTAAGACTCCAATCAATTACGCCTATCTCTGTAAAGTAATCGTGACACGCATCGCGGCAACCTTTCAACTGCCAATCGTCAATAATTAATAAACCGCCTTCAATAACTTTCGGGTAAAGGTTTTGTAAGCAAACTAAAGTAGAGTTGTATAGATCTCCGTCAAGTCGAAGGATTGCAATGTCTTTATCAAATCCGATGGTCGTTTCTTCAAACCAACCTTTAACGTATTTTATTTCTTCTTTGCATCCTATTGCAGCGAAGATATGACTTTCAACATCCTGTAATGAAACCGAAGTCGCCCCGCTACTTTCTAACTTCTGTTTACCAGGATCAGGCAGTAACTTTTGTTCTGTTTCGGTTAGCATCATAATACCGGGCATTTGGTCATCCCTATTACTAGGCAATGGTATCCCTTCGAAAGAATCAAAAGCGTATATAGTTTTATTAGGCGCTCCGTAAGCCATCGCTATAATCTGAGCGCCTGCGGCCACCCCACATTCAACGTAAACACCCGGCTTATCGGCATACTTCTTAGCCTGTTCATACGTGAACATTAAAGTTTCTTCTGTGCTATATGCTATTCGTTTAGCGTAATCTAGTGGGCTCATTCTTTGGTTTGTTTGATCTGAAATCGTAGTGATACATATCCTTTTGAATATGCACTTCTGAGTTTAAAAGTTTTCTATCTCTGATTGTCTTAGCAAAATGATAATCCTCCTGAACCCATAAGTCAGGGAATTGAACCGATTTAACTACCTCTGATTTAAACACACATAGATGATTAGGGAACCTATAGTAATGATTATTGCGTTCCACATACTCACTGCCCAGCTTTATGGTAAAGTTCTGCCTGTTGCCTCCATTCGTTGTCATGTAACCAATGAAAGTAACCACGTCAGGATTTAACTCTATCGCTTTTAGAATCTCATCAACGTAGTACATTGGGACAATATCATCGCAGTCTATAAAGCAAAAGTATTCACCTGTGCAATTATGCTTTAATGAATTTCTTTTCGCTCCTGTTGACATTGACCGGCCAGCGTCATTCATAACAATCTCTACACTATCCTTATACTTTTCTACTTGAGGAGTAAGTACATTCATTAACCTTCTTAGCATGTCGATGCTGTATTGTTCATGAAGGGTGCAAATTAAAATGGATAGCTTCACACCGGGAACCCTGCGGCTTTACGTTTTGCAAATACTGCTTTACCTTGATCCCAATTCTTTGCGCTGTTACGATACGTTTCGTCGTCCTGGGCTTTGCCAACGCTTACATGCTGATGCTCGAATTTTAAATGCTGAGCGTTTTTTAATGCTCCAATTCTTTTAACTGTTTCAAATAAGTCGCAATCTACCCACATTGACTTATATTCTGGGTGCCAGAAGTATCCAAGCCTTTCGTAAAGTGACCGGTTCATCATTGGAATAGTCAGAACAGGAACCTCAAACTTTTGCAAGCAGTCATCTACTTTTAAAAGTAGGGGCCTATCCTCCCCCTCGAATTCTTTCAACACTGATAGACCCCAATTGGATGGGCAATCAAAATCGTCACTTAGGTAAATTAATATGTCGCCTTTTGATCCTTGCGCTGCTTTATTTGTGGCCTCTACCACTGATCTGTTATCATTGTGTATAATGTAATTCGATATATTTAAATCCCAATTCCAATAACCTTTATACTCAGGGTCATTATGATCAAGGCTCAAAATATATTCAACTTCTACCCCTGCATTATCAATCCACTTTTTAGTGGTTTCATACGCCTTATTTGGTCTTGACCTACTCGGATGTATCAAAGAAATTAAAGCCATGTTACAGGTATTTTATTATTGTGAACGTAAATAGAAAAAAGTCTTTCTAGGATAAAAGGAGCCATTGGGTAATAAGGAACACCAATCTTTGCCAGCAAATCATCGGCATTTTTATTCCCTGAAAGCTGGGTATATTTACTATCCTCCATTATCAGTTGATTCATTTCAGGATCGTTGGTCATCAAATAAATCGCAGGTTTAAGCCAGTTTTTGCAGTAGTCTTTATAAATTTCACCTTTCGCGCTGAATGCGTTCTGATAAATTGGAATCTTAACCTCGTTTGGCATCTGATAACCAAGTGAGCCAAGTAATTTTTGCATAGTGGCCTTAAATCCTGGATGCCAACGCTCTGCAGATTGCAACATTACGTGTCGTGGAGTGTTCCCCGTGAAACATAATACCTCGTAGTCGCTATCTAGTACCTCCTGAGTCAATTCTCTAGGTCTTCGGATGTTGTACTTCATCTTAGACCGCAACGCATGACTACAAACTGCTATTTTATCATGTTCAGTGCCTAAAACGTAGTCCATAATCACAGAATTTTCGAAAAATATCGTTAATCCTTCGTTAAAATGAGGTTTTGCAAACGAGTAAAGGCTTGGTAGGTGTTCTTCTTTGTAATAAATCTGGATTAGTTGCGCAGCCATCTTAAAATCTTAGTGTGACATGAAGAGCAACCTATTTTTACCGTCTTGTCGCCGGTTTCCTTTACATAAAACTCAAAAACCTGTGACCAGATTGGATGTTTTGCCCCGTGGTTTGTCAGACCATTGACTGTGAGTAGATTTAAGGCTTCCGGCTTAGTCATACCCAAATTTAAAAATTTTTAAATAACAAACAAAAAAGGCCCCCATTTCTGAGAGCCTTTTCTTTTAGTTTAATTATTCTTACGCCTCCATCGCTTCCAAGTATGCCTGAGTAGCGGATGATGTACCATTCCTTAGTAATCTCTTAGGAAGGTATCTTTCAGTCCCTACTAAAGTCAGTTGGGTGAATGTTGAATCTGTTGCCTGACGGCCCGTTCCACCAGTTGTTGCTGGATCTGAACTTAAACCGTTTTCAGCTCCCCAGATTTGAAACTCACCAGCGTTTGACTTAGTGATAACGACAAGTTCGGCAACACTAGCATCTTCGATAACTTTATCACCTGTTGGGTCATTGTTAGCCAATCTCAAGTTTACAGTCTGAACATACGAAACATTTCCTCCGTCCCCGTTTTGTTGCGTCCATGTAGCGTCATGGCTAAATTTAACCGATTCAAAGGCGTACAATGATGCATACGTATTGAATTCTAAATCAGTTATATAAGTAGCCAGCGAAACATCAATAGGTAGCCTCAAATCTCCAAGATTAAAGACCCAGACTTTTCGATAAACACCACCCGGCTTTTTAAGGTCCGAGCATTCTATATCAAAACCGTCTGAAATTCCGCAGTCTAATGCCATAAGCTTAGTGGTAAATTGCTGTTAAATCGCAGTGAATAAATTGGACACCGAAACGAGATTCATATTGAGCGTATGATGTTTTCAACTTCTGATCGTAGAACATATCGATACGATCAAGATCACTTGCGCTTTCAGTTCCAAACACAAGGTTTGAATACTTGCTTCCACCTTTAGGAGTGTAAACAATGAAGTGACGCATGTTATTATACCAAGGGTTAGTCGAGTCCTCCAAGTAGTTGTCAGCTATATAAAGCGGACGTACATCAATTCCACGATATTTCAATACTTCGCCTGATCCGTCTGTGATTAATCTGAATTGAGTTTCTGTTCCACCTGACTTGTTCTCATAAGAAGCCATCAAGTTTTCAAAAACCGAACCAGTTACCCAGAACAATTTTTCAGAGTTAGGTAATTGCTTAAGGATTGTTGAAGCTCCGTTGAAGGTAGCCTTCAATGCGTCATAAGCCTGATCTGCTGCAAGTACTGAATTGTACTGGTTAGGGAAGTTGTTACCAACCGCCTTCACGCAGTAAGATGAAAACGCATCCAAAAGCTTAACCCATAATCCTTCGATTACGTTGTAGTTTGCGTTTGTCGATGTGTCGTTAGAGAAAAGCGCGATTCTCCAAATGTCTCTGCGGATTGCATCAATCATTTCATCCATCCAGATACCGCGAACTTTTGCAGTTACTTCGTATCCGTCCAAGCCATTAGCAACAAAAGACTCATCTTCTGTCAATGCTGAAGCGGTGGCAATGAAATCAGACTTACACCACTGAAGGTTAGCTTCAAATTTACCTACCGAAATCTTTCTATCTGAGAAAGAACCGGATGTTGTGTAAGAAGGACTACAACCAGTAGTGGCAACCAGAAGCTTTTCAAGTTGGCCGACTAAAACTAGATACTCATCGGTTCTGATGTTCTGCCGTACAGTGAACATATCACTGAGGGCCGGAGTCAGAATAGATGGTTTCCTATACAGTTCTGTCGGTAGTTTACCGGGATAGGTATAGGAGGGTGCGTAAGTGTATGAACTTGCCATGATTTATTTTCTTAAAAAGGTGTTTGATGGTCTTGATGTCACATAAGCTTGCCCAAGATCTCGCGCCATAGCGTCCATCATTGGGTCTTCTGGTCTCTCGTTAGCGTTCTTAAACGCCGGCCCTTTATCAGGATCGGTTCTGTCGCCAAAGGTTTTACCGGCAGATTCTTTGAGTTCCAAAAAACTCTTTTCAATAACTGCCAGACGGTTTTCGAATTTAGCAGACTTAGCTTCAGCACTGGTCGCTTGTGTTAAAGCGGCTGCTGCGGCTGCGTCCGCAGTTTGTTTCGCGGCCTTGGCTTCTGCCAGTTGCGCTTCGAGTTCCTTGATTTTGTTTTCCATGTCCTGATTTTGAGTATCTTCTTCTGCGGGAGCTGCTGGTGCTGCCTCTGTGATTTTTGAGATCACACCACTGTCGTCTATCGTTAAAGTCTTTCCTGATGCCAATACATAATCACCTGCCGGCAAATTTGTACCGTCCTCCAGAACAACTTGTGCGCCTGTCCAGTCTTCGGTTTCAGCCATTACAAGTATTACCCTGCCGTCCTGAAGCGTCTCGCTGAACTCATTTTTGAACTTTGAAAGGGAGAGTAGATTTTGAATCTTAGCCCATAGCCCTTCAGCTTTCTTTTGTTCCATTTCTGTTTTGATTTTGATTAAATCGACTTTTGCTACGGCCTTGATGGCGTCTACGGATTCATCTATGAACCCCATTTGCTGCGCTTCATCAGCGGTTAACCATGTTTCGTTGTCGTACAACTCCCACAGTTTTTCTTTACCAAGCGATGTTTTTTGATCATAGACATTTATCAAAAGCGTTTTGATTTGATCTAGTTGATCAGCAACATGCCTTAAATCTCTTGAGTCTGCCGCCTGGAATGCCGAAATCTTAGGATTATGGATCATAAACCTGGCGGTCTTATTCATTACAATCTGCTCACCCGCCGCCGCAATAAGCGTGGCTATGGATGCGCAGGTTCCCTCAATATGCGTAGTGATTTTTTTGCCCGTATTTTTCAGAGCGTTGTAAATAGCCTCTCCCTCGAATACATCGCCGCCGTTGGAAATGATATGAACTACGAGTTCGTCTTCAGTCTTGTATTGTGCTATTTGCTGGCGGACGTACTCGGCAGAAATTTCACCAAGTCTCTTATCTGTCCCAATGCCACCATAAATAAATATGTGTCCCGCCATGACGCTAAATTCCTAAAAAGAAATTTAGTCTATGTGCAAGAATTATTGCCCCATCTTGTAAATATACTTGGCGTTTCGGATGCTCATCTTTGTTTTAAATGAAATTTCATCCCAGGTTTTACCCTCTCTTTTCATCTTGGTAATCTCATCGCAAGTATTCCAGGCGGATTTAATAACCCCATCGTTGATCATTCTTTTAACCGTCTGCTCTGGTATGTTGTATCTATTCTCTAGTATCATAGCCTAGCAAGTTTTTCACGTTGTTCAAGCCTCCTACCTACCTGCCTTCCCTCTGTCCATGACGCGAACACCGGAGGAAGATTCTTTAAAGCGTTGGCGGTGATCAATGCCTGTTGCGATGAGCTGATGTTTTGATTGGTCACAAACCCGCCATCTGCATAACCTTTCGTTCTCATACTTTCCAGTGCTGATATGTGTGGTTGCGCGGCGGGATGATAGTTTACACTTTGTGGTAC